CGGTTGTGAGTTCCACAATAGGCACTATGACGGGCACGGTAACGACCGCTAATGTCAATTCAACCGATCCGGCGATGAGTCAGGCCGCAGGATCTACTAGCGTAGCAATCACCGACGACGGCACACCATCAGGAACACTCAAGAAAGGCGATGTTATAAAATTCAGTAATCACGACAAGGTCTATATGTTGACTGAAGACCTTACACTCGCAAATGATTCCGCGGTCAAACAGATGAGTTTCTATCCACCGTTGACCACCGCTATCACGGGCGGGACCGACACGGTGATCTACAACAATGTTCCTTTCAAGGTATTCTTCCAGTCCGATGAAGTCAGTTATGAACTACAGAACGACGGATACTATAGATATGAAATAAGCGTTCGTGAGGAGATATAATGCCAAGAGATATACCACAGGCACTCCAAGACAAGTTAGCCGCAAAGAAAGTCTTTGTAGCGGACCTGATAGAATTCCATTTCACCACACCATTATACTTCACGACTAGCAATATCAGCCTAGCATATGATTCACCAACGGCACCAGAATCCGGAACACAGACCTACATAGCACAAGGTCTATTCCTAAACTACAGGGACATCGTAGAGAACTCGGACCTTAGGGTAGGAACATTAGATCTTAACTTCACCGCGGTAGACCCAACTATGGTTGCGGTATTGATTAACAATGATTTCATCGATAAGCGTGTTGTCCTTTACAGGGCAGTTCTAAACGATGATTACAGTTTTACCGGTGATGATGTGTTCACGATATTCGATGGTAGGATTTCTGGATGGAGCCTAACAGAGAACAACAATACCGCGAATGTGACATTATCAGTAGCAAGTTTCTTCGCTGACTTCAATAGAACCAACGGTAGGAGGACTAATCCCGCATCACAGAACTTATACTTCAGCGGCGACAAGGGGATGGATTTTTCACCACAAATAGTAAAGGATATAAAATGGGGCAGACCGTAGACCTTAAGGTAAGGAAATTGACACCGCTAGACGCAGGGGCGGGACTCTTGTTAGCACAAGAGAGCATAGAAGAGATGGAACTAAAGGACAAGGATTTCGATCCTATACTTTTCAATTTCAAGGTCAAGAATATGTTCGTCACACCCGGGGTCGAGATGTATGGGCTCTATATCGAAAAGGATATGATAGGTTTCATCGTTATCAGCGAAACACAGATGTTATGGAGCACACTTAAAAAATTGAACCTAGAATTCCTATACCTTAAAAAAGAATTCAGGACCTGGGAGAACATAGAAACCTGTATCACTATGCTCGAGAAGAAAATGATAGAGATAGGATACGAGAGTATAATGATAGCAGATGACAATCCGTTAATACCGGAGGACATCCTGTTGAAAAGGAACTACAAGATTGTAAGGAAAGTTTACGAAAAAGAAAATGCTTATTAGACCAATAACAAAAGAGGATGTGCCGCAACTAGTAGAACTAGGATACGAGCAGTTCGCGGCTTCGAGATTCAACTACCTAAATTACGATAGGGAGAAGATAAGGATACAATTCGAGAATGCGGTAGGACATCCAACAAGACGGGCTTTCGTGATAGATGATAATGGCGAACTAGTCGGACTAGTAGGTGTAAGCCTAGAGCAGTTCGAATACAACTACGACACCTTCGCTATGGATCACTTCTACTACATAAAGCCGGCCTATAGGAAAGGGATGTTAGCGGCTAGACTATTCAAGGTAGCGGAGCAGTGGGCAAAGGAGAACCGTGCCCTAGAAATACATTTTAACTTCGCCTTCAATGATGAGGGTGAGCGTATCGCCAAGTTCCTAGATAGGATGGGCTATGTGAAATATAACGAACACTACAAGAAATTATTAGTAAGATGAAGATATACAAGAAGATAGTCTACGATAAGGATATGAACATAATCGAGGAAGATTCCTACGAGTATGAAGGTCCTATCACAGAATGTAAAGGCGGCGGCGGAGGCGGCGGCGGAATAATTGGCAAGGTATTCAAGTTCGTAGGTAGCCTAGTCGAAGGGGTCGTAAAGATCTTCACATCACCTTTCGGTATAGATATGACGGTGCCGGAGGTTTCCGCACAACAAGATGAACAGATACAGGGTGTCCTATTAAACAAGGATTCGGGTATAAGCAATGTGCCTATCGTTTATGGCACAAGGATGGTTGGCGGTTCTAGGGTTTTCGTTTCGACTAACGGTTCCGGTAATGAATACCTTTATGTGGCCTATGTGCTGTCAGAGGGGCAGTGCGATAGTTACACACAACTGCTTATAGATGATATCGTAGTCACACCAAGCAGTTTCGCACACGGGGTAGAGGCCACGGTGAGCGAATCGCCTTACTCAGATGACAATAGATTAAAAGTCCAGTTCTTCGATGGCAGGGATGACCAAGTGTCGAGTTCGTTGCTACAGGAGGCACCGGGATGGACTAGTGATCATAGATTAAGGGGTCTTTGCTACCTAGCCGCGAGGTTTAGATGGAAGAAGATCGAGTCACAGGCGGATTCAGACAACAACCCCTATGGTGGGGGTATACCTAATGTCAAGGTAACACTGAAAGGTAGGAAGATATTCGATCTAGTGTCGGGCTACAGCAGGACGGATTACGGTAGTTTCGATGATACCGATGATGAAGGATTCACGATAACGGCCGATGACACCTATGCTTACAAGAATATTCCAATATCGGTCGCCAATGGTTATAGATTCGGTGGCGATAATAACAACGACATAGACTTCGTTCCCGCTAGGAACGACGCAGAAGTCAAGGTCACCCTTAGGGCGGTGCTATCTAGCAACACTAACAATTACGGATCATATAATTTAGGTTTCCTACTATTCAAGGACGGTGTGAATTACCGCCCAGGAGATGTGCCTATAGGTGAAACAGGCAACAAGATATTGAAACAGAGCGATGGAACTATCACGGCAACCTTCGAGAAGACTATTACAGATCTAGTCACATCGAGCACCTGGCAGTTCCAGCCATTCCTTACGGTGAGTAGTGCCTCTGGCACCATATCCGGCACGGCAGAGATGACCCTAGAAGTCAAGACACCGGAATATGAGGACCATACCGTGGCCTATGGCAGTGAGACGGTTTCGTTCAACAACAACCCGGCAAATGTGTTGCTGGACTATATGCGTAATCCAAGATATGGCAAGGGACTAGACAACGAAGCATTCGACTGGATAAGTTTCAGGCGTGCCGCGGTGCTGTGTGATCAAACCGTTGACTACACCGCAACAACTACCGGTAAGGCGTTCACTTGTGATGCCGTGGTAGAGACTTCGGCTAGCATTATGAACAACTGTAAGATACTGCTAGTGGGTTTCAGGGGCATTATGCCTTACACACAAGGTAAGTTTAGATTGAAGATAGAAAACGCCGGGGATGATACCGACATAGCGAACATACCTAGTGATCCACCTGTGGAGTTTACGGCCAACGACGACAACATAGTAGGCGGACTAAGATTGGTTGGTGACAACAAAGAAACAAAATTCAATAGATGTAGGATCACATATGTAGACCCGGATGCTGACTACCAACCTAACGAAGTGATCTATCCGGATGACGGCAGTGCGGATGATACTTTTTTCCTTTCAGAGGACAACAATCAGAGATTCGAGACTACCTTGAGTCTACCTACCGTGGCGAACAGGGAACAGGCACTCCAGTATGCCGAGGTATTCGTTAAGAGGTCTAGGAATGCTAAACAGATACAATTTGCTACTACTATTGCCAGCAGTAACATAAGTGTGGGCGATCTTTGTAGGGTAGTTTCTAACACTATAGGCCTAGACGGTGTGTTCAGGATAACGGACATTCGGCTTAACGCGGAAGGTGACATACAGGTCACAGGTTTCGAACATCAACCTACGGTATACACGATCAATGCTAAATCGGCCGACATAACGAGGCCAACATTAAACCTACCGGATCCGCTATTAGTTCCGGCACCTACCAATGTGAGCGTTACGAGTTCGACAACAACCAGTTCCGGTTATGTGGCGGAGGCACGATTAGATGTGACCTGGACTGCGACAACAGATCCTTTCATAAAGGAATACATCGTCCAATACAAGTTAGTGTCAGACACAGATTACATCACAGCGGGTATAACCAACGATACAGAATTTTTCATAGATCCGGTCGCTTCAGGCGAACAATACAATGTCAGAGTTGCGGCTAGGAACGAACTTAACAGAAGAAGCGATTACGCCAACGCCAGTCCACACACGGTCAGTTAGGCGAATGAAACAATCGCTTTTCGATATAAAACTTGTGAAATATGGTTCATACCATTGTGTGAAATTGAAATCACCCTGTCACGATCGACATCTATGTGAATTCGTATTAAACCGCGGTGTGCTTAAGAACTACTGTATGATAGATCTTCGACCTTTGCGTGTGCGAATTCCTTCGAGATCGGTCGCTCACCATAGAAACAAAACCTAACACCTAGTTCGCGCTGATATGTCCTAAGCAGTTGTAGTTTGCTGTTAGTCACTTTAGGATAGATCTTTTTATGCGTGTATCTAGCATCGAACAGGCTCCGAGTTTCATCGGTGTGCCAATCACAGCCTACTATACCTATATCCTTCTGTTTTAAATAGAAAATCGCAAGTGCTATCGCCAGTGTTCCGCTGTCTTCGGGTGCGAGCCTGTTAGGTGTTATGACATCTTTAAAAAAATCTTTGCCGGAGCCATTCCTACAAAAGAATTGGGGTAAATGACCGTTTTGGTGTTCTTGGAGATCTTGGATAATTTGGTCGCGGGTCCTAGGATCGTATGCTACACAATGGCTTAACCTACGCAATCTATATAGATGATTACAACCTATTTCTAGCGTGTGTGCGGGTGTGCTATCTAGTATCTTCTGTATGCTAGGACTATTAAACCATATCAACATCCTAATATTTACGGTAGGGTGGTGCTTTGCTGGAGATTACTGGAGTAAGACCAATAGGAAAGCAAAACACCGCAAATATTTACATTTTCTATAGACTATTTGCCTTTCAGGATATATAGTATTATAGGCTCATATAAAAACTTCAAAACTTAGGCTCACAATAGTCCAGGGAAATGCGGCTTAACAGGCGACAGGTGAATCCCGTTAGGAGACTTTAAAGAAAACTAAAAGATAGTGCTCTGTGAAAAAGATACAACACTAGTCTATCCTAAGATTACTGTAAGAGGATTAGGATAGATCGCGTAGGATAGAACGAGCAAACAGGTATAGCCCTACCGCCTGGCCAGACAGCGACTTACAGATGGGTGAAACTCACATAAAGTTTCAGTTCGGCTAGCAATAGCCGAACTATGGGCTCAATCTACATAAAGAGTCCTACCTTACTATCAGGAAACACAGGAACGAACGCGAGTGAGTTCCTAGGTCTTGTCAAAGACCTTTTCTACCCCGGTTCTAGATGATCGTATGTAAATACTGACGGAGTGAGTTGGTCGATACTTCTTGCGAAACTATTCGACTAAATCGGATCCATCCTGGGTCCTATGAGCCATACAACTCACTCCACTGGGACCGTGGTGTTGACTTAAGTGCTCAGTTTTTTCTGACATTGGCTAGGCATATCCCTTGAGTCAGCCACGATCCCGATATAACAAATGCCTATAATAGATCACATCTTCACCAACATCAACCTTTTCCGGGAACTACACGAGATACAGGATTACTGCCGGGCCGAACTGCGTAGAAGAAACATCAACGGTGTGGCCGAGAATAGGCCGCGTGAACGACGACGCGATGCGGACTGGGACTACATCGACGCCGATCAGTGGCCTTACTCCCAGGACTTCCTACTACTACTAGTGGCCGATCCCAGATGTCCGCGGTGGTTGAGCCGCGAAATCGTGTGGTATGCGCTACGGGGTTATAAATACGACTAGGAGATACACATATGGAAGTAACGCAGAGACCAATCACAGAGATAAAACCCTACGCCCGGAACCCGAGGAAGAACGACGGGGCCGTGGCACAGGTGGCCGAGAGCATACAGAAGTTCGGCTTCAGGCAACCCATAGTGGTGGATGACGATGATGTCATAGTGGTGGGACACACTAGATTCAAAGCCGCCAAGCGGTTGGGTATGGAACGGGTGCCAGTCACCAAGATGACCGGAGTGGATCCCGCACTAGTGGCGAAATACCGGATAGCGGACAACAGATTGAATGAACTGGCGGACTGGGACAACGAGATGTTGATCCAGGAGTTGGATGATGTGCTGGCCAAGACCGGCAACACGGACCTTACCGGATTCGACGCAAAAGAGATAGATCAGTTGCGTGAACTGGACAACACCGGTCGTGACTACACCACGAAAGTGGACACACCCATCTACACCCCCAAGGGCAATAGGCCCGCGATCACACAACTGGTGGACAACCAACAGCACGACCGTTTACTGACAGCGATAGAAGCCAGTGCCTGTGCCGAGGATGTCAAGCAGTTCCTAAGACAGGCCGCACAGCGTCATCGCAGGTTCGACTACGAACAGATAGCGGAATACTACTGCCACGCGGACGCAGAGACACAGCGACTGATGGAGGCCAGTGCCTTAGTGATCCCCGACTTCGATACCGCGATAGAAAACGGCTATG